GATTTACCAGATAAGAGTGGTAATTTCTATATGGTATCACCATTACAACCATATATGATGTGTGTTCATAATATAAAAGATGCCCCTTATAATGAGTATCAACACGAGGCACCAATTAAAGAAGATCATCTATACTTATTTCCATCGTGGTTAGAGCATGGTAGTAGAATTAATATGAGTGGTAAAGAGAGATGGACAGTTAGTTTTAATACATCTTCATGTGATCCTAAGACATTACCCTCGGATTTTGTAGAGAAAGTATGGGGCAAAGGGCATGAGGATTGAAGATATTTTACCAGTCAAACTTGGCGTGGTATTATATCCTGAACATGAGAAAGTTAAGTCGTTAATTATAGATGAAATCAACAGTCATGGTAAGGAATACGAACATAGGAAAAGAGATTCTACTGAGAAATCATTAGAACATTTCGATTATTACTCACCGTTATCTAATGATAAGTATAAAGATTTCAGAGAGTGGATACAATTACAGGCAGAGATATATGCCAGAGATATACTTCACTTCGATACATCTGAGTATGTATTAACAGATAGTTGGATGAATGTATGTGATGCTGGTGGTTATCAACGACCACACTATCATATTAATTCTGTTGTATGTGCCTTATATTATGTAAGTTTCAATGAATTGTATCACTCACCAACATATTTCTACAGACCTAATGATAGCGAACAGTATCCAGATTACCTACCATATATGTTGACAAATGATAAGAAGACAAAGTATAATGAAGTCAATGAAGTGGTAGGATTAGAAGGATCACTATTACTTTGGCGTGCTAATTGTGTTCATGGTTATAGAACTAACCATACAGATAATAGAATTACTATATCCAGCAATCTGATGCCTAGATATATTAATTCTTTTAAAGTTGAACCATTAACTAATAACGAGAGACACACTGCCATGACTACATTTAGAAGTAGATTGTGGGACAATCCTAATTTTGAATAACATGGAAGTTTTAAGTATCTTACCTACTCCAGTTGCAATCATACCTTGCCCGTTTGCTGATAAGGTGAAAGAAACTGTGATGGAACATATATCTAGTGAGAATGTTAATGATCTAGGATATAATGTTAATAGTGGTAATTTGAAACATATAGGACACTATTCTGTCCTAATGGATGATAAAAAATATGGAAGATTGCGGAGTTGGATGGAAGAACAGGCATTAATATTTGCCAGAGATGTTAAAGGAGATTATATACAAGAACACATTCAAGTAACAGATAGTTGGTTTAATATATCAGGTGAAGGAGCATACCAACATCCACATTGTCATGGTAATTCTTATCTAAGTGGTGTATATTATGTGAACTATGATGATACAAAAGGTCATGTAAATACACACTTTAGTAACTCTGAGAGTTTATATCAACAGTATAAACCTTCACTAATCAATCTACCAGTTAAATATACAGATTACAATCAGGATAATAAAGTTATATCAAATGAAGGAGAGTTATTATTATTTCCATCACAAGTAATACATGGATATAATATCAATAGAGGTGAGAATAGAGTTACTATAGCAATGAACTTCATGCCAACAGTATTAACTAATGGCGACTATGGTTGGCGAGTTGTCAATCTAACACAAGAAGAACGAGAGAGGGCATTCAATGCCCGCAAGGGATTAGCGGATCATTGGGGTATGGATCAGGAGTTAAATCCGCCTCATGGTATGAGTGAGTTGCCAAATACTGAGTAGTGTGCCATAATGGCATTGGGAAACTTACCTACACCTATGCTAACTAGGGCAAGGTTAATGCAAAAGCAGGTAAAGTTTTCCTCACCCTATACTATGAATTGTCATGCTCTGGACTGCCCAGATTAAAATGAATGGTAAACTCTTCATAAAAGAGTTTGAGAGTTTAAGTGCATTTAGACGAGATGCCTTATTGGAGGCAAGATCAAGATTTGGAACAGATGAAATTGTATTATATCCAGCATAATGACATTATCTAAAGAGACAGTAAACAAACTTGCTGATGCTATGACTCTTGAAGTTATAGAATATATCACCAAATCACCTAAAATAACTACATTCTTATATGAAATGGTAGGTGAAGCATTGTGTGAAACACTTGGTAATAAACAAGCAGATGGATCTTGTTCATTTGATGGTAGCAAACTGGTTCCCGCAGTTGTTGATAGATTGAGAATTAATATTATACCTAATAGTATGCCATCTGACCCAGCGGATTTATGATTTGGAGGATATGGAAGTATGCCTTGGGAAGTTTCTCGGATAATACAACTGCAAAGTACGATAATACAGTCTGTATTATTAGGAGTCTTATTCTGCTTACTTATCTTACCACCAATATTTTTATTGTTGCTGGTGTTATAAGACACTGGGATAAGGACAGTCAGGAAACTGGCACAAAGGTGGTTGAAATATATGACGTTTGAGACTATATTATAGAAGTGGAGGGGAGTCATGCTATGTAAGGACTCTAAACGGTAGACACCTCACCACATTCTTTTATATAATGTGAACTATGTCATCAATCAAAGTGCCAGAAAATTACACTCAACCAACTGAAACACAGTTGAAAGTATTAGTGTTAAGATGGACAACTGATTTATGCCGTTGTTTGGAAGCACAGTATAAGGACTATTCCTTACGCTCTGCAATTAGAAACAATCAAGGTGAAACACCTTCACCATATCTTCAAGAAAGAGTAAGGAAGATTGAGAATGATGAGGATCTAATGAAGTTCCGAATCCAAAAAGGTAGGAAATATTATAAGATCATCCAACAAGACTGCCGTGATGGTGAGTACAGGGATGGTTCAGTTCATGCCTTTGTTGATAAGAATACAGGTGAAGTTTACAAACCTGCTTCTTGGAAGTCTCCTGCTGCTATTGTTAGATATGATATGAGGATTATTAACCAACGTGAGGCAATGTATGCCAACTGCGATTGGGCAGGTGGTTATCTTTACTTAAGATGAGAACAGTAACTATTAGCAGGCAGATAGGATCAGTTTTGGTCGTATCTGCCTATTTTATTGTATTGCATGTTAGTGTACTTTATGGTACAATGTTACATGCCACATCATGCTTATTAAGCATACCGTTCTTTGTAAGAACTAAGGCGTATGATGTAGTTGCAATGTTATCATTTATGGTGATAGTATCCGCATCAAAATTCATACAAATGATCCTCTAAATACTACAGATTTGACAATACTATGGGTTACGATTCACTCAATGCTCCTGAAGCAAATGCAGAAGTTCAGTCAGGTAAACTTGGCAGACTAGAGAAGCAACTGCAACAAACTATGAAAACTATTGGTAATCTTGATGAAAGATTAACATCAATAGAGTCAATGGTTAATGCAGCATTGCTTAAACAACAAGATGATATTTTAGGTCTAGTTGCTGACATTAATGTACTTAAAGGTAATAGAGAGTATGAGACAGCAGCAAATAAGTTTGATATGGATGCTCAAGTTGGTCAACATCCTGATGCTCCACCAGTACCAACGCCACCAGTTGGATAGGTGTCCACTGCTGGTTGCCTTGTGATACAGGGCATGCCATAATACTATCAGTTCAATGAATTTGATTTATGGATGAATTTGAAGTTGGTTACGAGATCCTCGAACAGTTGTCTAATACTAATGAGGATGACTGGTTAAGCAACATTGAAGGAGTGAAGGAAGTGTTTGACCCTGAGACAGAGAAACTGTTGAAACAGTTTTAGAACTGTCACATACCCCTGCACAGCAGGGGTTTTTTCATGTATAATATTATTATTGACACAAAACTATGAAACTGCGTGAACATCAATCACAGATAGTTGATACCATGCAGCAACACAGTAAGGGACAAATCATTGTACCTACTGGCGGTGGTAAAACTATTTGTATGATAAAAGATGCTGAAAGGCATCTATTTAATCTCGGTAATAGAGATAACAAGACCATAGTAGTTGTTGCTCCTAGAATACTATTGGCACAACAATTATGTAAAGAATTCATGGAAGTTCTTACTGGTGCTATGCTTACTGATAAGAATGTATTGCATGTACATAGTGGCGAGACTCCATACAAAACAACAACACAGAAAGATGAAATATATCTTTGGTATAAGAATACTCATGGTCACAAATTAATCTTCTCAACATATCAGTCACTTCATAAAGTAATGAGATCAACGATTGATGTTGATACGATATACTTTGATGAGGCACATAATAGTGTTCAGAAGAACTATATTGAGGCAGTTACTCACTTATCTAATATTGCAGATAGAAAGTATTTCTTTACTGCTACACCTAAAGAGTCTAAGAGTAGAGTTGCTATGAATGATGTGAGTATATTTGGTAAGAGAATTGTTGATGTACCTGCTCCAGACTTGGTTAAGCAAGGTTATATTTTAGAACCAAAAGTTAGGGCAAAGAAATATAACTGTGGATTCTATCAGAGTACAGAATTGATTGATAAAGAGGTCATCTTAGATGCTCTTAAGAATGAAGATCACATGACTAAAGTGTTAGTCACTGCCAAATCTACCACTAATATTCATAAACTACTTACCAAAACAGATTTTATGGCAATATGCCATGAAATGAGATATAATGTTATGCACATAACATCTAAGTTTGGTGCTATCATTAATGGTAAGAAAGTATCAAGGAAAGTATTCTTTGATATTATGAATAAGTGGGGCAAGGATGAATCTAAGAAGTTTGTTATGTTTCATCATTCTATACTATCTGAAGGTATGAATGTATCAGGATTAACTGGTTGCATATTACTTAGAAACTTAGATCTTATCACAATGGCACAAACTATTGGTAGAGTTATTCGTCTACATGATAACGACAAACAACATATTGATGCTGGTACGTTAATACCAGGCAATTTCGAGGGATACCATAAACCATTTGGTAAGATGTTTGTACCAGTATATTCTAACATTGGTATAGGTACAGAGAGGCGTCTAAACTCAGTTGTGGACACTATCTTTACAAAAGGTGAAGCACAAGTGTCTATTGCCAGAAAGTAGACTAGATAGTATAATAGAAATCATGGAGGCAGTGGTATGCGACAAATTGATAAGATTCGTCAACGATGCCTGCAAGAAATTGATAATCATTATGCTTATAGAATGACTGAGTTAGTTGATAAAATGCGTCTTGAAGATGCTGAGTCAATTATGCACGAAATGACGTATAGTGGCAATGAAGAAGATGATGAAGATTTATTCTTAGATGATTTAACTGAGTGGAATGCTGATGAAATGAAAGGTATTTTCTTTGAAGATCTAAATGAAACTGTTGATGATGAGTAAACAAGAGAGAGAAGATAAGAAACATATAGAACAGTTAGTTTATCCTAATCATTTAAAGTTTCTGAAGAAACTTAAAGCAGAATTAAAGAAAGATAAGAAAGGCACTAAAATGCAATCAAACAAACGCAAATCTCGAAAGAATTATAAGAAGAAATGAACCAGTCTTTGATGTTATTTGCCATTGGCATTATGAAGTTTGATGTTATCAACTGGGAGGATAAGAAACCTAAGTTGCTCGAACTGATTGATTTTGATGATGAATGTGTAGATGGCAATGAGTGTTATACAGATTACTTTAAGTATGGTACAAGACCACCATACTTTGATAGTTTTGTGGACATAATGAAGGATGATTTTGATAACATTGCGAATGAATATACAGAGGGGTTGAGTGATAGATATAGAGGAGAATGTCCCTTTAAGTCGCTCGAATCGTGGCAATTATGGTCACAAAGATATACTAATGGTCAACATCATGGAGCACATAATCATGGAATGATGAATATTAGTTGTGTATTATATGTTGAATTTGATGAAAATGAACATATACCAACAACATTTTATTCACCATTTCCTAATCCTTTTTATGGTACAGTAGGTAAGGCAACGCCTCCAGTTAAGGAAGGCAATATTATTGCATTTCCTTCACTATTGTTACATGAAGCACCAGTTCAATCATCAACTAAACCTAGAACTATTATGTCCTTTAATATACCTTTACTATAATGTACGAAATCAAAGTAAATCTATCTGATGAACAATATAACTTACTAAGTGAAGCATTGTTCTTCTATTCTGAGGAGAAAGATGTAGGAAATAGTATAGAAGAATTGGAAGACTTAATTGATAGTAACTCACATAAAGTTAGTGTAACAAGAAAATATATAAGACCAGAGGCGGACTGTGACATTTAACAAAGTGGCACACTAATCCCCCATTTGGTTGTAATATCGGGTATTATATAAGAGTGGAAGGCAAGGGTAGCGGAGACCTTCAATTAAGTTATGTAGAATACGCTTTTAAGGCGAACCTCTTCCACACTATTCACACTCGCATTATTAATCTATGCCAACTGCATCTACCGCAAAGAGAACAACAACTCCACGCAAAAGACGCACTCGCAAAGTAACAGCAACCGCCCCTAAGTCTGCCCCTCTAAATACTACACCAGTCACAAAGATTATGGAAGAAGTTAAAGCAGAGGCACCAAAAGTTGAAACTAATGTATCAACTAAGACTTGGGTTGAAAGATATCAAGAATTAGATGGATTCTCAGTCATTGTTATTCCATTTCTATTCCTTGAGGCAGGTACTAAAGAACTTTTGAAGGTTTTGGGAACTCTTAAAGTCCCTGCCTAACCACTCTACAAAGTGTCACAAGACCCCTTTCGAGGGGTCTTTTTTTATGGTATCATAAGTATATGACAAACAAAAACACTCATTTAGAACATCCTGAAGATTCTATTCTCAATAAGGGAAAAGATGGTGCATTAAATGTACTTAACTTCCTTAAAGAAAAGAATAGCGAACTATCAGTAAAATATGATGGTGCGCCTGCTATAGTGTGGGGAATTAACCCAGAAAATGATAAGTTCTTTGTAGGTACTAAGAGTGTATTTAATAAGAAAAAGATCAAGGTTAATTATACACATTATGATATAGAATTGAATCATGGAGATAATGCTAACGTTGCATCAATCCTTCACCTATGTTATGAGAAACTACCTAGAATTAAGGGAGTTTATCAAGGTGACTTCATAGGATTTGGTGGTGGTAATGTATATACACCCAACACAATTACCTATAAGTTTGATAAGAATGTAGATGAAGATATAGTTTTTGCTGCACATACTAAGTATGTTGGTAATACTTTGAAATCAATGATTGCAGAGTTTAACTATAAAGATGCTTGTGCAGAAGAGGTTAAGTTCTTATCAACTAACGCAGAACTATTGTTTACACCATTTGCAGTAGATTTACAGATCTCACTTGCTCAAACTGCGGTGCGATTTGTTAAGTTTCCTGATAAGAAACAAGGTGAACAAATTAAGATTGTTGTTAATAAGTTCATCAAAGAACAGAGAGAGTTAAATGCAAATGAACTTGCAAAAGAAACAGGATTTCATGCAAATCTATTTCATTTGTATAACTTTATCAGAGATATTAAACTCACATTAATGACAGCAATAGGAACAGATCAAGAAATTGAATGTTATATTAAGGACGTTAAATGTGAACATGAAGGTTATGTTATGACTAATAAGTATGGTACTT